CACTGCACAGGCTGTGGCGGTGAGTGCACAGAATGGCCTGACGCTTACCGGCGCGCTGACGGTCGATGGCGATCTCACGCTGAACGGGAAGGTGGCCGGCACGCTGAAAGTGGCCGGCAACGTGCGCGCCACGGGCGCAGTCGCGCAGTCGATTCCGCTTGCACAACTATGATTGGCATGAACGTGGACACCGGCGCGGAGCTCGCCGGTTTCGCGCATCTCGAGCAGAGCATCCGCGACATCCTCCTGACGCCGAAAGGCAGCCGGGTGATGTTGCGCGACTACGGCTCGGATCTCTTCTCGCTGATCGACCAGCCACTCAATGAAAGCACCAAGATGGCGATCACGGCGGCCACTGTGGGCGCGCTTTCCACATGGGAGCCGCGGATTCAGGTGCAGAGCGTAGCGGTCACCGCGGATCCGGCAGGCGGTTCGATCATGATCGCGCTGACCGCGCAGTATTTGCCTGACGGCCAAACCATCGCCATCGAGGGCCTGCAACTTTCATGAGCCGCTTCAACCTGATCGACCTTTCGACGCTGACGCCACCGGATGTGGTGGAGACGATCGATTTCGAGTCGATCAAGCTCGACATCCTCCAGGATTTGGTGACGCGGGATCCCTCTTTTTCCGCGCTGCTGGAGTCGGATCCGGCCGTCAAGCTGGTGGAGGCGTTTGCGTACCGGGAGATGATGTTGCGCCAGCGGATCAATGACGCCGCGAACGCCAACATGCTGGCCACCGCGCTGGGCTCCGACCTGGATAATCTGGCTGCGCTGTTCGGTGTCCTGCGCATGAGTTTCACGGATGCACAGGGCAACGTGACGAGCGAAACCGATGACCGGCTGCGCCTGCGTGCGCAACTCGCACCGGATGCGTTCTCCTGTGCCGGTCCGGGCAACGCCTACATCTACTTTGCGTTCTCGGCCGACCTGCGCGTGGCGGACGCCAGCGCGTTCTCGCCGGCGCCGGGTAATGTCGTCGTCACGATCTACAGCACCGATAACGGCGGCGCTGCTTCGCCGGACTTGCTGGCCGCTGTGTCTGCCGCGCTCAACGCGGATGATGTCCGGCCGCTGACCGATGTGGTCGAGGTGCAGGGAGCGCAGGTCCAACATTATTTAATAGCGGCCACGGTGACGCTCTACCCGGGACCGGACGCGAGTGCTGTTACGACGGCGATCACGAACGCGCTCACGGCCTACACGCAGAACGTACAACGGCTGGGTTACGGCATCACGCTCGCCGGCATGTACGGTGCTCTCGACCAGGCCGGCGTGCAGAACGCGACGATCCAGTCGCCGGTCACCGACGTTGCTGGTGATCCGTACAAGATCAACGTCTGTGACGCGGTGACCGTCACTATTGCGCCGGTAAGGACTGCATGAGCACCACCCCCTCGGTGCTGCCGCCCAACGCGACGCTATGTGAGAGGAACATTGAGAGCGCGGGATGGCGGCTCGGCGACGACGGTCCCATGGGTATCCGGTCCCTGTGGAATCCGCAGACAATCCCCGCGGCGTTGTTACCCTGGCTCGCCTGGGCGTTGGGCGTCGATGCGTGGGACGCCGCGTGGGATGAGGCGAAGAAGCGCGCGGTCGTCGCTTCTGCCCTCGCGGATCATCGAGTCGATGGGACACTCGCCGGTGTTCGCCGGGTAACTGGGCTTTATGGCGGCACGGTGACGAACGTCGTCCGGCCACCATGCCAGCTTTACTATGGCGCGGCGCAAACGCAGGCAGAAAAGGACGCGGCGCTGGCTGTCTATCCGCAACTGATCCTGCGCACCGATTCCGATCCTTTCGCGGTTCCGGATGGCGCAATGTTCGCCGGTCGGTTCATGGGCCACTGTCATGGCCTCGACCTCGGCGCGGCGGTACGAGCGCTGCCGCAGGCGTTCATTGAGGATCAGGGATCGACCACTCAATGCGCAGTGTCGGAGTGGACAGCATTCGGTGTGGCCTACTTGCAGATCCAAGTGCCAATCCGTAATCCGCACGGAACCTACGCTGGCGGCTTTCCGAGATTCGGGATTGCTGCAGATGCGCCGGTTTACCTGCTGCAACTCCTGCAGAGCTACGCCGGGCCCGGGCTGGGAGTCAATTACAAGCTCGTCGACGCCGGCGTCGAGCCGACGCAGGTGTTTCCCGACTGGATTTCGGAGACCTATTCCGCGCCTTGCATTTTCGCCGGCGCGCACTTCGGCGCGGGTGGGCTGTACTGGCAGGCCTCAGACGCCAGCAACCACGTGTACGCCCGGCTGTACCTGTTCAACTCCAGCCGGACGCTCGAGGCCAGTGGCAAGAGTTTCTTTGTCGACGCCGTGCACACCGGCGTCCAGCCGCACACGGCGCAGATCCGGGCCTGGTTCCCGTTGCAGCGCTCGCCCTGGGCGCCCAGCTATTACGGTCAGGGCTTCTCCGTGGCGGAGGATTACGAGTGGCTGACGCGCTATTGCGACAGCCTGGCGCGCTGTGCCCCGCTCCGGGACACCTTGCTCGTGGATACCCGCAACTACGCGGTCGTGAGCTGTGGACGCCAGGCGCAGTGCGATCCGGCGACGATGTGCGGCGCGATGCTGCCGCGTGAGTAAAGAGAGATCCGATGGAACAACAATTCAACTTTCAGCAAAACATGGACTTCCAGGTGCAGGACTTCATTGACCTGCAGCAGTGGACCTCGGACGGCATGGACCACATCGCGCTGGACGCGATCGCCCCGGCTGGCATGTACTTCACCGGGCTCGCCGCCACCCAAAATGGCCAGACCCAGGTGAACGTCGCTCTCGGCCGCCTGTACGCGCAGGGCACGAATCCTTCGGGCAGCGCTGGCTTGTGGGTATATCAGTACCCCACGGCGACCACCAATTCCTTGCAGGCGATGCTGCCACTGAACAATCCGAAGCTCATTGCGCTCATCGCCTGGGGCTCGGTCGATGCGAATGCCGATGTGGAGCCGCGTTCGTTCCTGGTCAATGCGCAGACCGGCCTCGCTCAAACCCAGTCGACCGCATTGCAGACGGTCCGCACCTGCAATCTGCAGTTTGTCGCCGGCGTCGAGTCACCTGTCCCGCAGTTGCCCACGATTCCAGCGAATGCCCTGCTCATCGCCACGATCACGATTTCTCCGACCGGCATCACCGCGGTTGCGATGCAGTCGACCAACGTGCTGCCGAACCTGGCCAGCCATGAATCCCGCGTCACGACGCTCGAGGCCACCAGCACCCAGGTGCAACTCAAAACCTCTTCGCTGGCCACCGATCTGAGCGCGCTCGCGGCGAAGACCAATGGCATGGCCTCGTTGAGTTTGGTGACGCAGATGGCGGCTGATCTCGCGCGCACGAAGGCCAAGCTCAACCTGCCGAGCTCGTTTTCTTCCTACCAGTCCGACTATTTCGGCGATCTGACCAAGACGAACAACGGCGCGACTGGATACGCTGCCAAGATCAACAACGGGCTGCTCTTCCCCGATGCGGCGAGCGGCACATTTCCGCTGGATCTGTTCAACCCGATCGATGCGAGCGTCATCAAGAGCACGCGTGGCCTGATTCTTCCGGCATACACGAGCGTCCCGCGCATCCAGACCACTGGCTACTCCGGCGATCTGTCGCTCTCGCAGTATCAGGTGCAAAGCCAGACGCTGGTGCAGCAGCAGGAAACGGTCTGGCAGTATCGCTATGGCTGGAACTGGAACTATTACCCCAACTGGTATCAGGGCCAGTTCTGGAACTACTACAACCAGTACTACGCCTACAATTTGCAGGGCGGCTACTGGTACGCCTACACCCAGACGAGCTACGCCCTGCAGACCTCGACAACCTCGATCAACGGCGCCATGGTGGCGCAGACCTTCCTGGTCTCCAACGCCATGTGGCTGACGGCGTTGGATCTGTTCCTGACCTCCGTGGCTTCGACCGGCGATATCACGATCGCGGTGACGAAGACCCTGGCGGGCCAACCCGATCTGACGAATACGATCGCCACGGTGAATGTCCCCGTCGCGACGCTGAACACCTATCCGAAGGCGACAAACATCCCGATCCCGGCTGTGCTGCTTGAGGCCGGCACGCGCTATGCGTTGGTGCTGATCACGCAGGGCAATCACCGCGTGGCCGTGGTGAGCGGGAATAACTACACCAACGGCACGATTTTCTATTCGACCGACGGCGCCTATTTCACCGGCGATCTCACCAAGGATCTGATGTTCACGCTGTATGGCGCGCAGTTCGTGAACGCGCTGTCGCAGGTCCAACTCCAGCCCGTCTCGCTGGCCGGCGGATTGACCGATCTGGCCATCAACGTTTCTCAGGTCACGCCGCAGGGCACCAGCTTGCAGATCCAATTCCAGGTCAACGGCCAGTGGTACAACCTGGGCGACACCACTGCGCCGTTGAACGCCGCGCCGCAGCTGGTGCCGCTCCGGGCTGTCTTCCTGGGCACCTCGGACCTGGCGCCGGCCGTGCTCGCGACCACGACCGGCGTTGTGGTTTCCCGGCCGGCACTGGCGTTCAATCATACGAGCGAGTTGCGGACGATCTCGCCGGCGAGCACCAACATCCAGGTGCAGGTGGTTGTCGTCGGTTACAACGCGGCCGTGCACACGCTCACTTGCACGATCGCGAATGGCGGGAACACGATCACGCCCTCGGTGACCAGCTCCGCACTGGAGCCCGATGGCGTGGGCTTGCGGTTCACGTTTAAGTTCAGCCCGGGCACGGGCGTCACCACATACAGCATCAACACCCAGGGCACGCGGCAATCGACCGCCGCGCCGTTCCAGGTTGTTGAGCGGACAGATGTTGCGCAGTAACAGGGGGTTTTCATGCAGCAGGATCAGACCGAACAGAAATCCAGCCGGGCGCCCACGGTGGCGCCCCGCGCAGATGCGCCCGCGATCGACCCGGGCGCCCAGTATGTCGTGCATCTCGCGGAGACCGTCGAGGTGCTGGGCGAGCGACTGTACCCCGGACGAGAGTATCGCCTGCGCGGGGATGTGCTGATTCCGATCCAGGCGAGCGTCAAGGATGCCAATCAGCTTCGATAAATACCGCTTCACGGACGGTCAGACGCCACTGAGCGCGGGGACTTTCAACCCGCGCTTCCAGGATCTGGACACGCGCATTGCGGCGCTCGAAGCGCTCAACATCGCCTGGCAAGCGGCTGTGCAGGAATTGACCGACTTCGGCCTGGCCCGGCTCGATTCCGTACTCAGCCCAACCTTCGACACGCTCAATCAGGATGTGGCGAATGCTGCCACCAGCGTCGCATCCATCGACGCTTCGCAGTCTGCAGCACTGGCAGCTGTCGCCGCATGGCAGGCCAACACGCTCGCTGCCATTACCGCATGGGAGAACGCACTCCAGGCGACCGCGCTCGCGATGCTCAACACGACGGCGATTCTGGCGGGCAACGGCCAAGGCGGTTTTGCGTCGGTGGCCATCGGCGCCGGGCTCAGCTACGCGAACGGCATACTGAGTGCGCCTACGCTTGCCTGGAACACGCGCACGGTTTCGTTCACCGCGGCGCTCCAAAACGGCTACTACGTGCCCGTGCCTGGAGTCGTCGCGACCTTGCCGGCAGGAACGGCCAATGGCGACCAGGTGCTCTTCATCAGCGGGCTCAGCGGTACGAGCACCTTCACCATCGTGCCGGCTTCGGGCCAGACCATCATGGGCGATACTTCGCTCGTCGTTGATCGCGCCAATGCCGGATTGGCGCTGATCTATTTCGCCGCCACGGCGGACTGGAGACTCTTCTGATGCAAAGTTTAACTGCGCTCATGGGCGGCGGTGGCCGCTTCTCGCACTTCGTTCAACTCACGGGCTCCGGTGTGTGGACTGTTCCGCCCGGCGTGCAGATGGTCCGTGCGCTCATGGCCGCCGGCGGATCGGGTGGAACCAGCGTATGCGTAAGTGGAGCGAGTCCCTGTCAGTCCGGAGGCTCCAGCGCCTATGCTGAGGTGGATTACCCGGTTCTGGGCCAGGCCTCGATTCCGTTCAGCGTTGGGGCCGGTAGCGCAGGAGTCCAGACCAGCGTCTATACCGGCACGCTTTCTTCGTGTTCCTCTGTCGTTAACCCATACCTCAGTAGCTACAACGACTGGACGCTGACGGTCCCGAGCGCACTGATCTCCGGTCTACCTGCTGGCACGCCGGTGATGCTCAAGACGACAGCGGGAGCAGGTAATGGCACAGCAACGATGACCTTTGCGAGTA